AGACTGAGTATTCAAGGCGAAGAAGTAAAACAAAAACTCCTACAAGGAATTTATTGGGTTGCTAATACTGTTAAACCAACATTAGGACCGCAGGCTAAGACTGTAATCCTACAAGGAAATCCTCCGGTAGTGATTAATGATGGTGTAACTATTACTAAGTATATTTCAAGTGATGACCCGTATGTTCAGATGGGTGTTCAATTGGTTCAGAATTTAGCAAGTAAAGCACAAGAAGGAAGCGGTGATGGAACAACAACTGCTTGTATTCTAGCACAGGCATTATGTCACAGAATAATGGACTCAGCAGGCGAAATCACTGTTCATAAATTTAACAGGCTAATGGAACTAATTAGAGAGGAAATGTGTAATATTCTAGATAATTTAAGTCAAGAAGTAAATGATGATGAAATACTAGATATCGCTACTATCGCTTCTAATAATGATAAAGAAATGGGTAAACTGATTTCTAATGCTTTGGCTAAAGTAGGGAGAGATGGTGTTGTTACTGTCGAGGAATCTAAATCACATCTTACAGAATTAGTAATTAGAGAAGGAATGGAAATTCATGAGGGATATATTAGTCACATTATGGCTAATTCTGAAAATGGAAAGGTTGAGTTTTCTAATCCTCTAGTATTCTTATCTAACTGTTCCTTCAAAAACTTTAGTGACGTTTTACCAATGTTAGAGTTTGCAGCACAAGAGAAGCGACCTCTTCTCATTATGTGTAAAGGTATGAAAGGTTCAGCACTAAACAATCTGTTGATGAATGTAGTCAATAAAACAATTGAATGTGCAGTAATTCTAGCACCTAACTTTGGTGATGCTCAAGTTGATGAATTAGGAGATGTTCAGTCTTTAATTGGCGGAAGAATCTTCAATGAAGATATGAAAGCAGACCCAACTGATTTTAATGGAATAGATGATTTTGGAACCTGTCAAAGTGTTACTATCACTAAAGAAAAGACTACCTTTGTAGGGGCAGAAGGAGATGTTTCTAGCCGTGTTTTAGCATTAAAAGAAACTCTTGAAAATGTTACAGGACATGATGCTGCTAGACTAAAAAGAAGAATATCTCGATTAAATGGTGGAGTTGCCACAATTAGAATTGGGGCTGCTTCCTCTATTGAAATGAGAGAAAAGAAAGAAAGGTTAGATGATGCTCTTAATGCTACTAAAGCAGCCTTAGAAGAAGGAATTGTAGTAGGTGGAGGACTAAGTTTGGCTAGAGCAGCAAACATTCTAAAGAGTAGTTTTATCTTTAACACAGATTTGAGTTGGTTTGTTGATGCATTACATGAACCAATTAGAACACTAATCAGTAATAGTAATGCAACTGTTTCTTTGGATAATTTATCTCCTAGTGAGAATATAGGTTTCAATGCGTTAATAGGTGACGTTTGTGATTTGACATCATTTGGAGTATATGACCCTGTAAAGGTAACTAAGAATAGTTTCTTAGCAGCATTATCTATCGCTAACTTATTCTATTCAACAGATGTAGCAGTATTATTGGAGGAATAAATATGGAATGGACTAAATGTAAATACAAAGGATGTAAGAAAGAGATACTTAAAAACAGTGCCATAACAATAGGAGAACAACCGACTTGGGTCAAAAAGATGATTGAAGGTGAATATTGCATGGAACACGGTGCGCTTTTATTTAAGGAGGAAGACTAATGTTTGATGATAAAACGATTGAAAGAATGACTATTGTCTATGAAGATGGTTCAATGACTATTCTTACTAAAAACAAAGACGGAACAATGAAAGTCCAAAGGAGAGAGAAGTAATGGTAAAAAAAGCAATTACTGTAACTTTACCTGCGCCTCATAAAGCCAAAATTAAATGTCCTATTTGTGTAGGTAACAAGTGCAAAGTCTGTAATATGACAGGTAATTTGGGCATTGATGTAGCACCTCAAATACCCATTCAAAGAGCGCACATTATCAAGTATGTTGTTGAAAATATACATGATGTTGCTAGAGAGATTACTAAGAAATATGGATTAGTGCCGGAAGTAAATACTTCTGAGGTTGCTGAGATAAATAATGGTCAATATGAGATAGTGCAAATATCAAGTTTAGGTGGCGTTTGTTGGGTAGTTAATCGTCTTGATGAATTAGACACTCCTAGATATTTTACTTCAAAACAGGAGTTAGATAAATTTAGACAGGGGTGGATGAATTGACTGATGAATTTGAAATCATAGGAAGGATAGTTAGGGATGCTGAGAATGAGTGCCTAATCAAAAAGGGAGTCTATTGGAAATTAGATGTAATAGATGTTAGATGGTTCAAGAATGACAAACCAACAAATAAAGGAATAAGACTAAACAGAAAGGAAGCAGTAAAATTGCTAAAGATTTTAAAGAGGGAATTAAATGAAGAGAGTAACTGAAACTCAAGGCAGAAATGCATTAAAAGCCGCAAATAAAGACAGACAATATTCACAAGGAACAACGGAAAAGTTTGCCGTATTATCTTCTGATATTGTTGATTTATTTGCTAAGTATGTTGAAAGTAAAATGGAAATGCCGCCAAATAGCGGAAGAGGTTGCAGAATGACAAAGCAACACGTTGAATTACACTTCGGAACATTTTATAGAAAGATTAGAGAATTTATGGATGGTGAAAATAATGAGCAATAAATTGTTTTTGATTACAACTAACAATAAGAGATTTGAAGAGTGGGTTAAACAGAATAGAATTAAACTCATGAAGATGAAAAACAAAGCAGCACTTGACCATTTTAATCAAGGTTATAGTGACGTTAGAACAGGAAATTATCTAGCAAGAGCATCATATGTTTGCTATTGGGAAATCTTTTCCAATGGAAGTCTTGCTAAGATTTCTCCTGCCATGACTCAAGCAACCTTAATTCATATGATGCACAGGTTTATTGAAATGGAAAAATATGAGGAAGTTGATGTAATTAATCAAATGATGATTAATTTCCTAAGACTTCTAGGTTCTCTTGATTCACCTAAAAAGGAAGGTGAACCGAGTGAACAAGAATGAATGGGTATCTTTAGCCAACATGATGTGGGCTTTTAGTGAAACCAATGACGGAAAAATGAGCAAATTAATTAAAGAATTAATATTAAAAATAAATGAAAATATGGAAGTGATTTTAGATGACATGGGAGAACATGAGTAGGTTGTTAGAGGCTAGTGATAGAACAACACCAACAGAACAAATTAAACAAATTAATAGAGCATTGACAGTATCATTTACTGATACTAATGATAAGATAAGTTTGCTTAGAATACTAGCACAAGATTATCCAACCAATAATATTGGTGTGTCTAAAGCGATTAAGTGGATGGCTAGTATCTTTGATTTATTCAACGATGAAATGAAATCAGAATATGAGACTTTCAATGACTTAGGTGATGCAGTGTATCATCTTCAATCTAGTGCTGAGAAAACAAACGATTATTCTCTTACATCTATCGTTAGACTATTAACTTTAGATTGCAGCAAAATTGACTCTGTTCAGAAGAAGTTAATTGCTGAATGTGTATTATCTATGTCTTCACAGGCTAGAAAGTGGTTTATTCGCTATTGGTTAAGAACACCTAGAAATGGAATTAATGAAGGAGTTGTTGCTAAAATTATAGCAAAACACTACGGTAAAAAGATAGGTGAAGTCAAGAAACATCTAAATTTTAATTCAATAGAAGTAGTAGTTAATTGTTATTCAATTAATACAACACCTGCCTGTAATTTAGTGCATGGTAAGTTTGTAAAGCCGATGTTAGCCAAAGAAGTGCCTATGAATAAATGGCCCGAAAATCGCATAGTTGATTTCAAGTATGATGGTAATCGTTACCAAATACACAAAGAAAAAGAAAGCGTGATTATTTTTAACCGCAAAGGAAATATTGTTACTGAGCAATTTTCTGATGTAGTTGAAAGCGTTAGAAATTATGAAATAGAATCATGTATTCTAGATGGTGAAATATATCCAATAAACGATGATGGTTCTCCTGCTGAACATAAACTAATGGCAACTAGAGTTCATTCTAAAAACCATGCAGAAGCAAGAGAAAAGGTCAAAGTCAAGTGGGTTATTTTTGATTGCCTTAAGTTTAATCATAATACTATTATGGATTTGCCTTATTGGCAAAGAATAGATTACTTCAATCGCTTGCCCGACCAAGCACACAGAATGGATAGAAATGGAGACACATTGGCATTTTACAATCAAGCAATAAATTTAGGCTTTGAAGGAATTATTGTGAAGGATTCCAATATGTCTTATGAACCGGGTAAAAGAAGTATAGGTTGGGCTAAATACAAACCACCTAGAATAGAGTTAGACGTTGTTATTCTTTCAGCAAAATACGGTGAAGGTAAAAGAGCAAATGTATTTGGGACTTTTGAAATAGGAGTTAAGTCTGAAAATGGATATGTTTCTGTCGGTCAAGTAGGAACAGGATTTAGTGATGCTGATTTAGTATCTCTAACTAATCAACTAAGAATGAATATAGAAGAATATTCTGATGGGGTTTATCGTTTCTTACCTAGAGTGGTTTTAGAAGTATCAGCCGATTTAGTATCTAGAGATAAAGATGGAAATATTGGTCTTAGATTTCCTCGATGTAGCAGAATTCGTAGTGATAAGTTTGCTAGTGACGCTAATACATTAAATGATGTGGAGGCATTAGAATGAATTGGGCAATACATAGAATGTATTTTTTGGCTTTAGTGGAAAAAGGATGGTCTATTAAAGAGGCATATGCCGAAGCAATACGGTTAGCATCGGAGGCATTAAAATGATTAAAGACGGTGAAATGACAATTATCAACGCTATTACTTATAGGTGTATTAAACTAGAAGATGGTTATGCACATCTAAAAGATATTACAACGGGTAGTGGAAGACCTAAGAAAGTAAAGATAGACGAATGTCCTTATGTTAAAGATGGTAAATTAGTAGTGCCGGAAAAAAAGGTAACTCCGCCGCACAAAGGAAAGAGCATAATTAGAATTTCATCTTTAGCAAAAGAATCAACTGAACTATCAGTTAGTAAAAATGCAAAGTATTTTTTGGCTGAATGGGCAGAAACCGCTATTGCTAATCTATTAGCCAAAGCAGAAGAAAGTGCTAAATCCCTCGGACACAAACGAATCACAGAAGCCCATATATTTTGGTTAGAAACAAACGATTTCGATGCCGGATATTGGCCTTCAAATAAAGAATACATGAGGGAAAATTAATGTTCAATGACCCCGAAATTCAGAGTTGGATAGATAAACATGGTTTAGCCACAAGCATGAATTTTATTGTTTATGGTGACATGGTTCAAGAAGAAGCCGACTTGTTGGTTAAGGGAGTAATTGTTCAATCAGCAAGTAATGATTTGACTAATAATTTTGCAGTTTTTTATGACCCTATTAACGAAGAACAGGCAAGAGCATGGGACACATTTCAAGGAACGAGCCTAACCTTTGTTTTTGCAGGGACAATAAAAGACGACCAAATAATCATTGAAACTATACAAGATGGTCTTAGATTTCTAAGATACAAGTATGATTACTTAGGACATAAAATAAGTGGTAGTTATGTATAGTAAAGAAATACTAAAAGGAATAATAATAGGAAACGGCAGAACACTACTGAATATTTACAGAGATGATAGAAGAACCATAGGCTATAGTGTCAAAATAGCATTTGGTTTTAGAGGCAGTAACGAATTCCTAGAAAGGATTAATCGTAGCCTATTACAACATAATATTGTGTTTACTAAACCTACTAGCAAACAACCTTTTCCTCTAAGCACTAGAAGAAAAGAAAACCAAAGTAAAATTATTTCTTTACTAGGGGACATACCTCTTAGTAAAGATTTAGAATTACTAAAAAACCTATTAGATGTGCAAAATTCTAGCATGTCTAAATTAGAAAAATTTGAAAAAATAATAGAAATACAAGGTGAGTCAAATGGGACTAACGAATATGAATACGAATAGAGCGATATTACTAACAGGAAAAACAGGAACGGGTAAATCAACTAAAGCAAAAACCCTTTTCGATAGAAATTTTGGTAATGATGTGAAAATAGTTTACGCTAATGATTTTGATTTTGATGTAGGTTCTCATCCTAAAGAAGATGGAATAATCATTGAGGATGTTCATTATAAACCACAAACTGATAAGATTGTTTCAATACTTAGAAGTTATCAAGGACAAGTGGTTTTAACTTCAATAAATGAAAAAAGTGTTCCTAAGTCAATTAGGGATATGTGCAAAATCAAAAGAGCAGGTTCTTTCAACCATTTAGAAAATGAAATTAAAATGATAGCACCTCATAGTGAAAGTCCTTTCTCATATGAGAGAGACACATATTCGTTAGTCTCTGATTATCTAAAGACTAAAGATAGAGATTTAGTTGCTGAGTTATTACTTTTCAATAAACCGTCTGACACTCAAATGATGTCATGGTTAATTGAAAATATGCACCCGAATAAATTATTATTTATTGATGGTGTAGTAAAAAGAAGGTGGAGTCAAAGATATTTCTATGAAATGTTAGCGTATGTCCACAACGGTGAAGGATTATTTAGAATATCCATGCCAAAAAGAGGAACCTATTCTAAGATACCTAGTTTATCTAGAAGATTAGGAGTTAAGAATCCCAAAATCCTAAAACAACTTTGTAAAGACGAAGAGTTTAGAAATTGGGCTAAGACAAAATTGAACAACGCAGAATGCCGACTGCTACAAATTGGCGAAAAAAGAACAGGTCGTAAAAAGAAAACCGACCCGATTATAATAGAACAGAAAACAATAGGTGAATATATATGATAAACAAAGAATACCATGTATCAAAAGCAACTATCACATACTTAGTTGATGGTGAAGAAAGAGAAGAAACAGGTCAATTGCTAATACCGACTCTGATGTTTTTATCAGAGACTTTTATTCTAGCAAAGGGCAAAAAGCAAATCGCTATCCATACTAAGAATATAATCAAACTAGAATTAGAAATGGATGACCCTACTTATTGGGTAAAAGCAGCAGATATGAGAAAGGATATTTTCTTGAGAGAAGAACATCGTGCAATAGAACAAAGACAGATGGAAGAGAACATCAAAAGAGAAAAGAACAATACAAACAATGGATGGTGATTTTATGGGAGAACACACTGAAAGGTGTATATCTCTAATGGTTGATATTCTTTCTGAAGAAGAAGGACTTACCACCGCAGAGATTTATACTAGATTATTGGATTTAGGATATAGAAATATCCCTACACGCCGCCAAGTATCTTCATTACTATCTCATCACCCATCTAAGTTTGAAGTAATGAAAACGGGCGAAGGCAGTTATAGAAATAAAAGAATTAAATATTGGAGGAATAAAAATGCTATGGACAGAGAAATACAGGCCGAAGAATCTGAATGAAATTGTAGGTCAAGAACATTTTACAATGGATGCAGAAACATGGATTGAAGAAAGAAATATGCCAAATCTTTTGATTTACGGTAAGCCCGGTAATGGTAAAACTACCGCCGGTATTGCATTTTCAAGAACAATGTTAGCAGAAGAATTCGATGATAACTTCTTTGAAATAAATGCATCTGATGATAGAAGACTAGAAACTGTTAGAACAACAATTAAGCAAATTGCACAAAGCGGAACAATAGGTAATTCACCATTTAGAATTGTTTTACTTGACGAAATGGATGGTATGACTAGCGATGCTCAAAACGCATTAAAAAGAATTATGGAAAGATATTCTAATAATATTAGATTTATTATTACCTGTAATGATAAAAACAAAATTATTTTTGCTTTACAGAGTAGGTGTGCTAACTATCATTTTAAACCATTATCTAATCAATTGATAATGGAGGTCATCAAATCAATACTCGTTAAGGAGAAAATTACTCGCTTTGAGGATAGTGAGTTGTCTTCTTTTATATATGCGATGAATGGTGATATGAGGCGAGCAGTTACAGAATTGCAGGCAGCAAAATCAAGCAACAAAGGCCTCGCAGTGCAACTAAAAACTTCACTAGATGAATACAATAAAATATTAAATAAATTACAGAATAAAAATAAAAATATACTCGGTGAATTACATGAATTACTTTATCAAGGCAGAACAGTCAGAGAAATCTGTGTCGGCCTTCATGATGCAATTATATCCTCAGAAATGGATAGTATTGCTAAATTTAAGTATCTAAGAACAATAGGTGAGAGTGAATGGCGTTCCAATACAATGACCCCCAAAGTGCTATTATCATGGATGGTGGGACAATTACTTTAGGAAAAAACAATGAAAAAAGAGGCGAAAAAATATGAATGAAAACGTAAGAGCAGAAATTGAAAAAAGCGCACAATACATTAGTATGAGCGTTGAAGAAGCGATAGCGAAGTTTGAGGAAATTTGTTCCGCAAACGGACTTGAAACCAACAACCCTGCATCAATCGGTGTATGGAGAAACTATGTAGCAAATGCTAGAAGACAAAACGAAAGTGGAGAAAAGAAAGATGACTCTCTTTTCAAGGCGGCTTTTGGATTCTTTGTTTCCCTAGATGCACCTAGAGATATGATGGCTTGGAACAGAAACAAGGCAAAAGAAGAATTTTTGCGTGATGAAGATAATGCACTTGAAAAGGGTATTGTTGCAGTAGCAACAGAAAATGCTCTAGGAAAGTTTGTTATCTCTCGTTATCACAAGAATGAATATCAAGAAGTTACTGTTAATACACTACCGGAAGGAGCAGAAATTATGGAAGATGGAAGAATTTACATTCCTCTAGATAATACTGCTACTTACATGAATGGTGGAACTAATGCTAACTACGGTAAACCTCTTCCTGCACAACAAATGAGAAGAAGTGGTGTATTCTTTGGTTCTGTAAATAACGGAGAAATGCGACCCTATTATTTCTCATACAAGAATCAAGGTGGAGTTGATTTTGCTCCTAATACCTTTGAATGGGTTCATTTCCTTTGTGTTGAAGGTTCTAATGGCACAGACATTTATGGTGCAACAGATTTGACTGTTGGCAGTCTTTCTCTAAATTCTGAGTTAGACCCGGAAAGTAATGTCTATCGCAACATGGATAACTTTAACTTTGAAGAAGCACTAAAGAATCACTTTAATGAACATATCATTATGTTGTTTGATATTGATAGAGAACATATACAAAGACAAGCACTTCCTTCTAAGGAAAGATATGTCATTACTGAGGGAACAGTTTGTAATATGAATATGATGCCAACTAAGAATGGTAACAGAATCATTAACATTACAGACCTTAATACTGAAATGAATTATGAAGATGATTCGGGAATGGTAACTTGTTGGGTTCCCGAACATCTAACTTTAGATTTCGGTATTGGTTCAACAGTGTTTGTTGTCGGAAGAACAAGTCAAAGAACTATTGATGGAGTAGTTGAACCTGCAACTATCAATACTTCCGGTATTTACTGCTTAATCAAACACGGTTCAGCAGTTGAAGTATCTCAACCAATTGAAGAAGACTTTGATTGGTTTTGAAACCTGACTCCACGCTTGGGGCTTTTAGTGTAAGCATAAACTAATTGGAGAAATTGATGCTCAAAAGGGTGCAAAGCCCTTACCCTTGAGGGAATAAAATGATATTACAAGAAAATAAATTTTTAATTAAAAAAGGAACATATATTGTGGACCTTGAAAAAGTTGATTTTATTACTTGGAGAAATAATGAGAAAGAAGAAGGTAAATACCTAGTTAGACTTCACATTGGCTCTAAAGAAGCAACTTACATGTGTCAAACAATAGATGACGTAAAAGACCTAATAAGAAATTGGGCAATAGCAAATGGAAAAGTAACAGAAATAGATAATGAGGCGATTATATGGGCTTAACAGACAATAAGAAAACAGAAGCAGTAGGAATAGAAACAAGCAACAATGCTAGAGTTGCGGCTTTTAGAAACAAACTAAAGGCACAAACAGATACTAGGTTAAAGAGAAATAACCGTTTAGTATGTGGTATTTGGGGAGAACCTAAAACAGTTAAGAGTGGACTAGCATTAGATTTCCCAACTAAGAAAATTTATGTCTTAGATTGGGATGATGGTTGCGAACCAACATGGAGACAAAACCATGATTGCACAGATAGAATTACACTTTGGAATCCCGAAGTTAGGAATGCTAATGGTGAATTAGATATTCAAAAGTCTGAGCAAAATTCAGAAGATTTTGTCCTTTTTGTAAAGGAACAAATCAGTAATGGTGAAGATGTTCTCTTTGTATTTGATGGAGTGGATAAGTGGCTAGATTGTTGCACACTTCATGTAACAGGTTCTTCTAAGATTGGTAAACCACAAAAGATGAAATTTGAATGGGGTAAAAGAAATGCACCTTTCTATTCTCTTTTGATGATGTGTAAGAATTTGGATTGTGACCAAGTATATATTACTCATGCTAAAGCAGATTATGGGGCAACAGGAGAAGTAATTGGTTCTAAACCAAATTGGCATAATTGGGGAGATTATCTCCACCAAATTATCAATACTAAGAGAACCCTTAGAAAGGGCGATGTTGTTTACAAATCAACTTTAGAGAGTAGTAAATCTAATACTTCCTTAGTTGGAAAAACATGGGAAACTTTAGAGGTCGGTAAAGGCACTGTAGA